AGGTCGTGGAGAACTGGGTGCTTGTGGAACATTAACAGCAGGACTGTCTTATGGTGGAAACACAGGAAGTGTGGTTTCAGAAACAGAAGAATATAATGGAACAAATTGGACTGATGTTGCTGGAGATTTAGCTGGTGTAAGAAAACAAATTGGATTGGGTTGTGGAACTCAAACAGCAGCACTTATAACAGCAGGATATAGTGGTTCAGCTTATATAAAAACAACAGAAGAATATGACGGTACTAATTGGGGTAGTGGTGGTGCTTTAGGAAGAAATGCTACATTTGCTGCATTTGGTGGAATATTAACAGCAGCATTTATTGTTGGAGGACATGTGGGGGATGCAGTATCAGCATCTACTTCTGAATATAATGGAACTGCTTGGACAGCAGTTAATGATTGTAATACAGCAGCAGAACAAACAGTTGGTGCTGGAACACAAACAGATGGATTAAAATATGGAGGTAATAGTGGTGCAACATATTATGCAGTTTCTGAAACATATAATGGAACGACATGGACAACAGGAGGTGCATTATCAGAAACAAGATATAGGCATAGTGGAGCAGGAACAGGATCTGCAGCATTTACAGTTACAGGAAATACAGCAACTGGTAATAGTGATCCATCAACAGAAGAATATACAGAAGCATTAACAGCAAGGACATTAACTAACAGTTAAAAATTTTAAGGAGGAAAACTATGGCAAATAAATATTGGGTAATTGAAAATACAGGCAAAGACTTTTTCACTCATCAAGACAGAGATGATATGCCAGTATTTCAAGGACATCCCGGTGATGTTTGGATTACATCTGATAATGCTAAAGCAACAGCTTGGTCAGGTAAATATCCTAATGTTTCTAAAACCAAAGCCGAAGCACAAGCAATTGTTGATGGTAAGGTTGAAGAAGCACAAGAAGAATGGGATAATCAAGATGAACCAAAACATCCAGAGGATCGACCAGTAAAATATACATTGGATTAACTGAATTTATTGATATATTTATATTATGACAAAATTAACACATGTTAATTATCCTATGCTACCAACTAAGGATAATGGGTTCATTAATAAAATAAAAAATGAACTCAATGATACTATGGCAAAAAGACAAATGTTTAGAACAGAAACTGAGATGAGGTTTTCTGTTTTAAATGATGGTAAACACCCAACTAAAGCAAGTAAATATTGGCAATGTGTAAGAGAACAAGGAGTATTTATTGAAAATTTACACACATTATCTTTTGAATACAGAAGAAACTTAGTAAAATTAAAGAAGAAACAAAAGAAACTTGAAACAGAAACTGATGAGTTTAAAAAACAAGAATTACAAATTGATATTGATGAATGCAGGTGGATAAAAGCACAACATGAATCTGTTGCTAAAGATAGAGTAAGAGAGATAGAACATTGGTCAAGATTAAAAAAAGAATTAGATGATGGTAGCTTTAATACTAAAGATGTAAACGACCATCAAGCAAAAAGCTATGAACAAAATTTAATTAATAGAGCTAATACATTAACACCTGGAAGTTCACAAGCAGAAGTTATAAATGTATTAGGACCATTACAAACTTTACAACGATTAAATCGTGGAGATAAGTTAAGTAATGAAACAGGTGGGGTTTCTATACCTAATGAAAATACCGAGAGAAAAACTATATCTAAGAAATAAAAAATTAGAACAAAATCCAACAAACCAAAAGCAAGGTAACTTTTATAAAAAAGTATTAAACAGTTTTAAAAAGATTGGTCAAGTTAATCCTTTAATCTGTGTTAAAGATAGAGATAAATATAAAGTATGTGTAGGTAACAATCGTTTTCTTGCAGGTTGTGAATTAGGATTTAAAGAGTTTGATATAGTAATTGTTCCTGATGAAAACAGGGATAAGTTTAGAGAAATAATGAATAGTTACAAAACAGTAAATTTACAATGATTAATACCATATTTACTGAAGTACCATTTAATAAAATTGAATATCTGACACGACCAGAATTTATAGATGGAACAGAACAAAAGTTTCACGATTTGTTAAAAAGATCGATACAAGAAAAAGGACTATTAGATCCATTGTTCTTGAAAAATACAGATGGAAAACTAAAGGTTATTGTTGGAAATAACAGAATGGTAATTTGTAAAGAACTCGGAATAAAAACTATACCCTGTGTAATTACACAGATAGGCAATAAGAAACACTTTTTAAAAGGAAAATTATTAACAACAAATAAGGAAATAAAAGATTTATTTTACCTGCCTGAAGAAGTAACAGTTAGAAGAACCAAAAATGGTTGGATAGATCAAGTTAATGCAACAAAATTTACAATAATAAGGAATAAATATGAAAAGAAAAGATAGTGGGCTTAGCTCATTTGAAGAAGGTCGTCTAAAACAAAGTGTCGATCAATTAAGAGAAGATATGAAAAAAATGTCTAGTAAAATTAATCATTTAGAATCAAGACTTAATAAAGGAACTGGATTTGCTATTGGTATATTAATTATCTTATCTATTGCTATGTCAGGGCTTAATTCGTTCTGGGCGACATGGTTTAAATAATGGGGAGAAAAACTCGTTATGGAGAAAAAGCCAAACCTGAAGATTCAATGAGAAAAATTTACAGAGATGGAAAGTGGATTCCAGTAAAACCAACTCTTTATGTTGGAAAAACAAGTAAAATTTGTGGCTTTGTAAATGGACTTTATATCCCATATCAACATGTAGGACCAGTAAAAATTAAATAGGAGTTTTTTTATGTTTAAAAAATCTGTTAATTATAGTAGGATTTTAATTTGTAGTGATAGTCATTTGCCCAATCATCATGAAGATACAATAGCTTTTTATTCTGCAATAATAAATAAACTTAAACCAACATATTGTTGTCATGTTGGGGATTTGTGTGATTTTTCTAGCTTACAAGTAAATAGAAATATAGATCCAAACATAGATAGTCCTGTATTAGAATTAACTAAAACAAGAGAAGCGATAAAAGAATTTGAAAAATTATTCCCAAAATTAGATATTACCTATGGTAATCACGATTTAAGATTACAAAGAAAAAGTGAAAACATGGGTATTCCATCTGATTTTATTAAAGGATTTAACCAATTATTAAATATAACTGCTGACTGGAAATGGCATCAAAAGTTATTAATTCCATTACCAAGTGGACAAGATTTATTTGTTACACATAATTTTAAAGCAAATATTTTACAATCTGCTATGGGATTAAATTGTTGCTTTGCCTGTGGACACTTCCACACACAGATGCAACTAAGTTATGCTTCATCGCCAACCCAATTATATTGGGCAATGTGTGTAGGAACAACTTTAAATCCAAAATCTGATGCTTTTAAATACCAGAGAACATTTGTCAAAAGACCATTGTTAGGTTGTGGAATTGTCATTGATTCTATACCACAAATTATTCCAATGATATTAGATAAACATGGCAGATGGACAGGAAAGATACGAATTTAAAAAAATTTGGGTGTAGCTTTATTGCTGGGCAGTCTTTGACTGGGTGGGTTTTTTTGATATAATAAATAAAATGTATGAAAATTGGAGATTAGAAAGTGAAGTAAACACAATGTGGTACAAGGACAGAAAGCACCATGTAATTTTCAGTTTCAATAAAGGTAAAGTAGTAAGAGTTAAAATTATTCCAAGTAGCAAGACAGGTCAGGAGCTTCGCAATTTGGCAGAGGATTTGGGAAATTACTTGACGAGTAGATTGTCAAGATGTAAAAATATGGAAAAATGTTTAAACGATATGTGGGATGAAAGCCCTAGAGATTATGGGAATAAACCTGCAACCATTATGGGTTATATAATAAAAGATTTATTAAGGAGGAAATTATGGAAAGTATAATGAGCTTAATCTCAACTTATTGGGGTGTGGTTACATCAATCATTGCTGTGGCATCAGCTTGGGCAGCAGTTACACCATCTGTTGTTGATAATAAAATTGTTGCGATAATCAACAAATTTGCAGATTGGGCAGCACTTAATGTTTGGAAAGCCAAAGAATTAAGACCAGAGGAAGATGAATAATGATTTCTTTTATAATTACTCTATTAATCCTAATAGGGTTTTTGCTTGTAGGGATTATTTATTTAGCGATAAAATATGGAAGCAAGAAACAAAAACTTGTGGCTGCAAAAGTGCAGAAAAAGGCATCAGACAATGCTCGTAAGATTACTAGGGATATTCGTAATAAGTCTAGTGATTTTATTCGTAAACGCTTGTCAAAACATTGGAAAAAATGAGTGTTATTTTGAACCAATTTATTTATCTAGTGATGACATTCTAGTCATATCAGATGACCTTGCACAAGATATATTCACACACAATGAGATATGGAGAGCAAACTGTAACTAATGGAGTTTATCTTATTAGCATGGTTAAAAATGGACTTTTATTATGTAGATACTTACAAAGATGTGAATGAATGTATCAGTAAGGCAGAACTATTATTTAAAAAAGATAGGTCAAAATATATGTGTCTGCCTAAAGATTACATGAATCAACAAAGAATTGTAAAAGGAATGTTCCATAAGGATATGTTAAAAAATGAATAAACTATTAATATTATCATTACTTGTTCTTAGTGGTTGTTCTAATATTGGAATTGCATCTTTATCATCAAATATTGTAACTTATAATATAACAGGAAAAACTAATGCAGATCATGCTATTTCTATGTTAATGCAAAGGGATTGTGAAATTAAAAGAGTTTTAAATGAAAGCGAGATATGTAAATGATACATATAATAAAACATTCTAAATTTGATAAGCCAATAAGAGTATATGTTTGTGGCGAGGATTTAGTTTATATAAAAGATTTAATAGATAAACATTATAGGATTGGTCCTAAAAAAACAGAGCCAATTAGAGAATCTATTAATTGGTTGTTCCATGATGCTTTAAGACTACTTTGTAAAAAACATAATATAGGTCCTAAATGGCAAGGAACAAAAATTTTAAAACCAAATAGCAACAGGAAAAAATAATGGAAAAATTAGTATTAGAAGTCATTGCGAGTTTACTTGCAATAGTATCAGTATATCTATATGGCAACAAATCTATGAAAGCACCAGTTTTTGGTATGTTAGCACAAATTTATTGGACTTACTTTTGTTATATCCTCGGTATGTATGGATTATTAATTCTTTGTGTTGTGATGTTTGCAATTCATGTGAGGAATTATTTTAAATGGAAAAGAGAAAAAAATTATTACAAAACCCTTTAATATTACAAGAAGCAATAGTTGATTTAATGATAAGCTCTAGTTATTTAGGAATGGAAACAGAAATGCCTAAAACAATAGTGTTTAAAATTTGGGACTATTACCCTGTCTTTCATTATTCAAAAACAGTAGAAAAACAAATTAAAGAAATGAAATCTCCAGGCGATGAAGTCAGAATCAGAACCACCTATAAAATTATAGGATTTAAAGACAAGAGATATTTTGGTATAGAAAAGACTATACACTAAAACTTTTTTGACAACAGGTCTGCAAGTTCTTGCAAACTTTCCCTAATCCTTTCCCCTGCATAAGTTTGTTTATAATTATACATTAATTTAATGTCTTTAATGCTATATCCAGCATAGCAAATCAACCATAATAAATGAGCAGTTTTATCTCCCAATCTAGCATGTATTCTATTTAACTTATTTACAGCATCTAGCTGCGAAGTCATCTTGTCGTGAAATCCAGGTGTCTTATAAAGATTGATGTCCAAACATGACTTTAATCTTCCTACTTGGGCATTATAACAAAGTTTAGAAAAGTATTCCCCTGCATTATGTTGTTCCTCTGTAATATATTTTCTACTAGCTAACCAAGTAATAGGATCAGTTGCAATATTGTATTTTTTATAACTTCCTGCCTTTTGAACATTCTTTAATCTAAATTCATATTCTCGTTGGTCTTCCTTATAAGGATCAAATTTATATTTTATTCGTATTTTAGTAAGTGTTTTTTTACTCATATTATCAATATATTGTATATGTTTATATTGCTAATACAATAGGTTGTGGATAAGTGGTAAATTTAGACCTATCCCAACCATAGGATAAGTGGTTTTCGCTTACTGGTGGGCTATTTCTGCTTGATTTCTTATACAGTATCGTTCAAAACTTTACTTTCCATGTATTTTTCAATACCCTCGGCTTTCATATCATCTTTAAAATTTTCATATCTTTCTTTTAGCTCTAAATATTCTCCTTTTGCTATAACAGCATTATCAATAAAATCTTTATATTCCATATCATTATAAGCTAAAGATTTGGTTTCATCTATGGATAGTGATTTTCCATCCTGCCTGGTTTTTTGCCTGTATTTTATAAATAATTTAGAAAATAAAATCTTTTCGTATTTATCATATTTGAATGATTTTTTTAATGCCTGAACCATCTCAGCTCGTAAGGCATCTCGCATCTCTTGTCTATCAGTTGGTTGATATGTGCTTACTTTGCTCATCTACAAAATCCTTTAAATCTAAATCTCCTTTAATAGCATTAATTGCAAGTTCATTTTTTTTTCTACCATCTTTAATTAGATTAAATATTTGTTGGTAAGTTCTGTTAAATCTTGCTGCAATTTCAGTTCTGGAATATTTTGTTGTATCTTCCAAAACAGCTAATAATATTTTTCTAATATGAACAATATTTTTTTCTCTACTCTTACCAAGAATAGCATTTGCATTAACTAATGGAAAACCATAAGCATCTCCCATACGATCAGCTATCTTTTGTATTTCTTTTTTCATTTTCCAATTCCTTTCTATAACATAACAAATCTGCTATAAAATTAATATCTACAACACATAATGTAACATCATGTTCCTGAGGTAAAGCTAATATATCTGCTGAACCTTTCCATTTATTTAATTGTTTAAAACCAGCATTACCTTTTCTTGATTTTACCTCAACATATAGCTTAAAATTCCTAATACACAAATCGTGTGGAAAACTAATTAATCCACCTGATAATGGTTGTCTAACAACTTCAAGACCATATTTTCTTAATTCATCTCTCACTCTAATCTCATTTCTATATCCTTTTGCTTTTAATTTACTAACCATAATGTGTTGCAATAATGACACACTTTGTATAAAAATGCAATATCTTTAATATAACCAATATATAATATATATCAACAACATAAAATAATATAAATTAATACTTGACCTGTTTGCAGCATAGTTTATATTCATAAGTATGAGTTATTTGATATTATTTATAAACATTAAATAGGTATAAATATGATCGTTACATTTTATTTAGAGGGAAGACAAAAGGTTATGACAAGTGTTAGTGTGGTAGAGTGCTTTAAGAAATTCTTAAAGGAATTTACAGAAGCTGTGCCTGAAGTTAAAGGTTGTAAGATTAATGGTGTTAAAACTATTGCAAAACTAGCTCCAGAACACACTAAAACAATTCTTGTTGAATTGTCCAAAAAACAAGTGGACAAGGATTTTATTAATGTAATTAATAAATTGGTTTAATATGAAAAAGTTTTCTAAACAAATGGGATTGCTTGGTCAGATAAAACAACTTGGCATAACTATTAATTATTTAATAGATAATAGAAAAAAACTGGTCAAGCAATTTAATAAAACAGAAAAACCAGGAGAGGGTTTAGATGAAAGTAAGTATTAAAAAATGAAAGGAGAAACAATGAAAAAACTAATAATAGCTAGTGCAATACTTTTAAGCTCTTGTGCTTATGATGCTAAAATAGATAGCAAATCCACTATGACTTCTTGTGTAGATAAAGGTTTAGATAAATCTACATTAATAGAATGTTCCAGCACTTATGCTGATGAAAGAAAAGCATTTTGTGAAATGAAAGCTAAAGAAGAATATGGTTTGTTTTCAACAGTATCAAACTATGTCTGGATTGGTCCTTTTCGTAGATCCAATCATTCAGATGCTATCTTTATACAAAGATGTTTAAAGAATAGTGGAGTTGAAGTATATAATGCAGCATATTAAAAAAGGAGGTGTAAAAAAATGAATGAACCTTTAACACAAAAACAAAAGTTGATTGAAAAAGTTAAAAATTTGGATACTGACCTAGGAACCTTAGATGTTAGATTAGAAAGGAATGCTCAGATTTTACATCCAAGTTCTTTAATAAATAACTTTTTTTCTATCTTGGATAGTTTACCAAATAGAGTTTTGGCTAAAATAATTAGAGATGCTAAAGTTAAACTAAAACAACTAAAGATAGAAGAAAAAGAATATAAAAGAGAAAAAAAACAAAAAGAAAAGGAGGAAAGAAAGTATGAAGATGTTTAAAGACTTCTGTAAGTGGTGCGATAGACAAGAAGAAAACAATAACTGGTGGTTTATGATACCTGCTACTTTCTTGTTTTTTGGATCAGTAATTTGTTTTGTAATATTAATGATAATTATATTTGGAGGTTAATATGATTAAAAAAGGTATTAAATTATTATTAAAAAATCACTCTTATTCTACAAAAACCATAGGGGATTTTGTTTTTAAGAGGGTTTTTAAAGAACAATATGAGAATAAATATGGAAAAATAGTTCCACACCCATTAGGTGTATGTGGTCATGCTGCAGAAGTAGCATTTATAAAATTATATGATGGTAATGATATTAACAACACTAAGGAAGCAGTTAAAAAATATTGTCAAAAAATAGATTTAGAATATGGCATTTTAAATGAATTTAGTAATAAAGAATGTGAAGCAGCAATAGGTAGATTATTAGATGAATTTATACCTAATATTGCTAACTGGCATTTATTAAAAAAATTAAACATTAAAAAACAGCAACAAGCTTTTATGTGTGAGATTGGTAAATTAGAGATGCCTGTTAAAATGATTCTTGATTATGTAACAGATTCCAGAATTATTGATTTAAAAAGTGGAAAACCTTGGCACGAACACGATCAACAAATATCTTTATATAATTTAATACCACGATATAAAAATTATCATGCTTGTTTATTGTATGGTGTGCCAGTTCCATATTTAAAAACGATTGTTTCACATGAAACTAACGATTTAGCACTTCAAGTTATTGATAGATTTGCTAAAATAGAACAAGATTTATCGCAATTTAAAGACTGTAATGAGCTTATTCATTCAGTAAAATTTGATGATATGTGTAGTGAGAAGTTCCACTCTAATATATTTAAAGAAAGGGGAGCAAAATTATGGAAAACAATCTTAAAGAAGTAGTTTCTATAATCAAGAAAAAAGTGCCTACATTTAAGTTAAAAGAAACTGATGTTTGGACTAAAGGCAATCAAATAATAATAGCATCAAACACCTTGATCCGAGCAGCGATTGAAGCTGGTTTAGATTTTGTAGATTTAAAACCACAAGTTATAAATTTACCAAAAGGACCAGTTTACATAGTTTCTCAAACTGCAAAACACAATAACAGAACTTACACTTCTGTTGGAGAAGCAGTTGCAGAAAATCTAAATGGCGATATTCAATTTAAGAATAGAGCTAATATGGCAGAAGTTAGGGCTAAAGGCAGGATCTGTATTGCCTTTTTTGGTTTAACAGGCAGGGCTTATTCTGACCAAGAATCGCCTGATTTTAATAAAATTAGTGTAAAACCTGCTGCCAATACTAAATTACCAGTTAATCAATTTGCTGGTAATCCTGATATAATTGTTAAAAAATATAAGGAGGTAAAAAATGTCCGATGAACCAATCAAAGGAACTATCTATCCAAACAATGCTTTTTTTAAAGATGATAGTAAACCTGGAACACCACCTTTTAAATCCATAAAACCCATTAATATTAATGGGGAAGAAAAAGATGTAGCAATGTGGATTAATACAGCAGATGGCGAAAAAGTAGAATGGACTGATAAGATGAGAGCTTTTTTTAAAAAGTATAAGTTCTACTTTAAAATATCTGAAAGGTGGATTCCTAAACAGGGGAATGGTAATATTCCTAAACAACCTGAGGCAGCACAAAAAAGTGTTGAAACTCAAGATGAGGAAATACCAATATAAGGAAGATGTGTCGGGACATCTCCTTAAAATGCCAAAAATTATCTTAGTTAAACAACTTATGGAAGAAATCCAGTTTAATTCAAGATTGCAGAAAATATTAAGTAAACGAAAATGAGTGGTTATATTAAATTATATCGCACTATATTGACAGATTTGTCAGAGGGCAAATACAAAAAACCTTTGTGTGAGTTATCTGCATGGATCTGTTTATTGCTTTTAGCTGATTACAAAGAGGGTAAAAGAGGTGTAATTAACACCACCCAGGAATCTTTAGCTACATTATTTGGTTGGAAAAGGTCTAAGGTTATAAGGTTTTTAAAGCGAACAATAAACGAACAGAAAATGATACTAAAAACGAACAATAATAGAACCATTATAACCATTGTAAAATATGACCTTTTTCAAGGTAATGGTATTCAAACCGAACAATTATCGGACAATAAACGAACAATAAACGAGCACATTATAAGAAGAAAGAAGAAAGAAGAAAGAAGTATATATACTGATTCTTTTGAAAGGTTTTGGAAAAAGCTAAGTTTCAGGGGTAAATCATCAAAAATGGAAGCATTTAACGAATATAAAAAATATGATGCTAAAACACAATCCACCCTTGCAGGTTTAGTAAACATATATACAAACAGCATAGAGGACAAACAATACCATAAGCATATATGCCGAGTTTTGAAATATAGGGCTTGGGAGGGCATAGAAATGCCTAAAATAATGCCTAGAATTGATCTATTAAAGGAAATAGCAGCTAAGATTAAATTAGGTGTTAGATCTACCAGTTTTGGACCACAGGAAGCACAAGAGTGCCTAGATAAGAATTTAATAACTAAAAAGGAGTATGATAAATGGTAATGGCTATGTTAGCCCAATGTATTGTATTTGGTATAATGGTATTTTGTTTTATTCAAATATGTAAAAAAGGGAGTTTTTAAACTCCCTTTTCTTTAATCACTTTCTGCAGTATCATCTGAATCATCATCATCATCATCAGAATCGCCATTATCTCCATTACCATTACCATTTCCATCATCGTCATCATCAAGAAACATAGTAATAGTATTTTCTATATCATCTAACATAGAAGTCCTCCTATTAAAATAAATTTAATAATTAACCATTTTTTTAAAAAAATCAACATAAAATGCTTGTTTTAATATAACATAATTGTTATATTATAGATTATATTGGAAGAATTGTATTTCCAATGGCTAAATTTAAGGACATCTATAAGGATGATTTTTTCATTTTAGCTTCCCTTTAAAAAAAATATATAAAAGAAAACTGCAGCTCTCATACCAGGAGAGCTGTTTTTACATGAGGACAAAACAATATGTTAGGAAAAAAAAAAGATTACAAACCATTTTTTAAACCAAAGAAGAAAAGAAAGAAAAAAAAATAATGGGAAAAAATTATAGATATGCTAAAAAAAGTATATTAACATTAACAAAAGAATATAGAACAGGATTAAAAAGTGGAAAAGGTAAGTCATATACATACAAAAAGCGAAGATATGGTAAATAATCCAAGCCATTATACTGCTGGGAAAGAAGAAGTTATAGATATTATTGATAAATCTTTATCGGATCAGGAATATATAGGATATTTAAAGGGTAATATTTTAAAGTATCTTTTGCGATTTGGCAAGAAAAAAGGAGCTGCTGCTACTGAAGACATAGGAAAAGCATCTTGGTATATAAACAGATTACATAGAAGATTGCTTACAATAGAACATGAAAATAGAAAAAGTAAAGATAGGTAAAGTAAAACCATATAATAATAACCCTAGAGATATATCTAAAGCAGCTATTGAAAAAGTAACATTAAGTATTAAAGAGTTTGGGTTTCAACAACCCATAGTAGTAGACAAAAACAACATTATTATTGCAGGACACACTCGCCTGGAGGCAGCTAAACAATTAAAACTAAAAGAAGTTCCAGTAGTTGTAGCAAAGAATTTAAGTGATAATCAGGCAAAAGCATATCGTTTAATGGACAATAGGTCTGGACAAGAAAGTAATTGGGACAAAAAATTATTAGAATTAGAGTTAAGTTTGTTAAATGATGAAAATATTAATTTAGACTTAACTGGATTTGATGAAGTAGAATTAAGTAAATTAATTGCAGATGAGAAAACAGGACTAACTGAAGATGATGCAATACCAGAACCAAAAGAAGCAATATGTAAATTAGGCGATATATGGCAGTTGGGTAAGCATAGATTGTTATGTGGGGATGCTGTTAATAAAAAAAGTTTAATAAAATTAATTAATAAAAATAAAATACATTTAGCTTTTGTCGATCCACCCTATAATGTTAATTATAATTATAATCAACATTCAGATAATTTAAAGAAAGATGAATATAAGGATTTCTGTAATAATTTTTTAAATTTATTATTAGATATTTGTAATAATGTAGTGGTAACATCTGGTTGGGCTAACACACATATATATCCAAAACCCAAACACACAGGAATATGGATAAAAAGAAACGGAATGACAAACTCATCTATTTCACAGTTTAGTGTTTATGAACCAATTTTATTTTTTGGTGATAAATGGAAGAGGGAGAGAAATATAGATCTTTTTGAACATAACTTAAAAATTACTAAAGAATTAAAGGATTTGGGACACACTTGCCCTAAGCCATTGGATTTGATTTTTGATATAATTAAAAATTATTCTTCGACTAATAATAATGTAATAGATACTTTTTTAGGCTCTGGAACTACACTAATAGCTTGTGAAAAATTAAATAGAATATGTTATGGTATGGAATTAGACCCTACATATTGTGATGTAATTATAGAAAGATGGCAAAATTACACAGGTAAAAAAGCCATTAAAATCAACGATTAATTTCGGTAAAAGTAACTCATACTTTAAGGAGGTAAAATATGAAAGAAAAAGGCAGACCAAAAGCAAAGATAGATACAGAACAATTAGATAAATTAGCAGCAATGCAATGCACATTAGAGGAAATAGCAAATTGGTTTGGTGTAAATAAAAGCACTATATCAAGGAGATTTGCAACAAATATTACAAAAGGTAAAAGTAAAGGCAAAATTAGTTTAAGAAGAGCCATGTATACTAAAGCATTAGAGGGAAATGCTGTTATGCAGATATGGCTTTCAAAACAATATTTAGGTATGAAAGAAAGGGTAGAAACTAGCGAAGAAGCTAAACCATTGCCTTGGATTGATTAATTATGAACAAATTTTACCATAATTGGTTCTGGAATTGGGTATCAAAGATACATAATAAGTTTGGTAACTGGTTATGGGCAAAAAGATGGAGAAATTTTAATAGGGATAAAAATGCCAGAAAATAAATTTAAGGAATATATTGCAATAACAGTATTAACAATATGCTTATTGTATTTAATGTTAAATGTGTAAATGATACCATTTCCAAATAAGAAATATAATATTATTTATGCTGATCCAGCTTGGCACTTTTCTAATTGGAGTGGTAAAGGAACAGTAAAAGCACCTATAAATCATTATAATACAATAAAATTAAAAGATATTTGTGCTTTACCAGTTAATGAAATATCAGCAAATAATTGTATTTTATTTATTTGGTGTGTAGATCCATTATTAGATAAAGCATTTGATGTAATTAAAAGTTGGAATTTTACTTTTAAAACTATGGGTTTTGTTTGGGTAAAAATAACAAAACAAAACAAACCTAAAATGGGATTGGGTTATTGGACAAGAGGTTCAACAGAATATTGTTTATTAGCAACAAAAGGAAAACCAAAAAGAATTAATAAAAGTATTAGTAAAACTATTATTGAACGACCAAGAGAACATTCAAGAAAACCTGATTGTGTAAGAGATAGAATTGTAGAACTATGTGGAGATTTACCACGAATAGAATTATTTGCTAGAGAAAAAGTAGATGGTTGGGATTGTTGGGGTAATGAAGTAAATGCCACTCACTAAACACCAAAAAGAAGTAGCAGAATGTAATAGCAGATTTAGAGTGCTAGTTACTGGTAGGCGATTTGGTAAGACTTTCCTAGCAATAAGAGAGTTAGCTAGATTTGCTATAAAACCAAAACAAAATGTATGGTATGTTGCACCAACTTATAGAATGTGCAAACAGATAGTATGGAATGAATTAAAAGATAAACTAATAAAAGTAAACTGGATAGAGGAAACAAACGAACAAGAACTATGTGTAACACTTCGTAACAAAAGTAAAATAATATTAAAAGGTGCTGATAACTACGATAGTTTAAGAGGAGTAGGATTAAACTTTGTTGTATTAGACGAGTTTGCAGATATTAAAGAAGCTGCTTGGTTTGAAGTGCTGCGACCAACATTGGCAGACACAAAAGGACATGCTTTGTTCGTAGGCACACCAAGAGGACAATCTAGCTGGAGTTATGAGTTATTTAACAGAGGCAAAGACACAACACAAAAAGAATGGAAGAGTTGGAGATTTAAAACAGTTGATGGTGGGCAAGTTACTAAAGAAGAAGTAGAACAGGCAAAACAAGATTTAGATGATAGAACATTTAAACAAGAATTTTTAGGCAGCTTTGTTACCTACTCTGGACAAGTGTATTACAACTTTGATAGAGAGAAACATGTTGTTAGATGTAATATTACAGAGGGAACATTACATATTGGAATGGATTTTAATATTTCGCCTCTATGTGCTGTTATATTCCAGACTGATGGATCAACAGTTAAAGTAGTAAATGAAATAGTATTACACACTTCCAATACTGATGAAATAGCAGAGGAAATTAAGAATAGATACGAGAACAAAAGAATTATTATCTATCCTGATCCTGCTTGTAGGCAAAGAAGAACAAGTGCAGGAGGGAGGACAGATTTAAGTATATTACAAAATGCTGGATTTTCAGTAAAATGTAAGTATAGACACCCTGAAATAAGGGATAGAATAAATGCAGTTAATTCAAGGCTGCAAAATAGTGATGGAGAAGTATTATTGTATATTGATCCAAGATGTAAGAGAACTATTCATTCATTAGAAAGACAATTATACAAACAAGAATCAAGTGTTCCAGATAAAGATAGTGGTTATGACCACATGAATGATGCTTTAGGATATGCAGTAGAATACTTATTCCCAGTAAAAAATATAGTAAATTTTGAACAACCAAGGAGATGGAGTTAAACAATGGCTTATGACAGAGAATATTTAGAAACAGTCCATGATAATTATAAGAAGCTAACCCAACAATGGGAGTTTCTAGTAAGAAGTTATTATGGAGGAAAAGAATACAAACTAGGAAATTATTTACACCAATATAACCTGGAATTAGATAACGAATATGATTTAAGATTAGATTCAACACCTTTAGACAATCATTGTAGAAATGTAGTTCAGGTGTATAGCAGCTTTTTATTTAGGCAACCACCGAAAAGAGATTTAGGTAATTTTGCCCAAGATGAAGCAGTCCAAGCATTTATGAGAGATGCAGATTTAGATGGTAGAGGATTAGACACACTTATGAAAGATGCTTCTACCTATTCAATGATTTATGGTAATTGCTGGTTATTTGTAGATAAACCAACCACAAATGTTGGAACAAGAGCAGAAGAATTAAAAGAGGATATAAGACCTTATGTAAGTATAGTTACACCTGAAAATGTAACTAACTGGGATTATGAAAGATTGCCTAATGGAAAATATGATTTAACAGAAGTTGTTGTTAGAGAAGATATAAATAAAGAGGGAACTATATATCGTGTATGGAAAAAAGACCTTATTAGTTTATGTTTGTTACCAGATAAAGGAGAATCTGTTACTTTGGAAGAATTGCCTAACAAATTGGGTAAGATTCCTGCTGTAATTCTTTACAATCAAAGATCACCATCTAGGTATATAGGACTTTCGTCATTAGTTGATGTCGCAGAGTTACAGCAGTCAATCTATAATGAATTAAGTGAAATTGAACAATTAATACGATTAACAAACCACCCATCATTAGTTAAGACAGATAGTGTAGAAGCTAGTGCTGGAGCAGGTAGTGTTGTGTTGTTGCCTGATGATTTAGACCCTAATTTAAAACCTTATCAATTACAACCAAGTGGAGCAAGTTTGGATAGTGTAATGAATAGTATTAAAGAAAAAGTTAGTGCTATTGATAGGATTTCACATTTAGGAGCTGTTAGAACAATAAGAGAAACACCTACATCTGGAATTGCACTTCGCACAGAATTCAACATGTTGAACAGCAAACTGTCAGAACAGGCAGATTTACTACAATTAGCTGAAGAACAAGTTTGGGATTTATATGCTGATTGGCAGGACATAGTTTTTGATGGGGATATAGAATATCCAAATAATTTTGACATAAGAGATTATGCTGGAGATTTAGATTTCTTCCAAAAAGCTAAATTAGCAAGTGTTAAATCAGAAACATTTAACAAAGAAGTAGATAAGTTAATTGCTGGTGCTGTTGTTCAAGATGAAGAAGTATTACATGAAATTAATACACAAATAGATGAACAAGCTGTATCAATAGGGGAGTTTGAAGCAGAGAAAGTAGAAACTCCAGCAGAAGAAGTAGTAGAAGAAGAGGAATAATAAATGGCAGCAAAGTGGTTAGACAAACAAGGTGCAAGAACTCAAAACTTCCTTGATAAAAAAATAGATAGCCATAGAGCAAAAATGATTAAGTCTTTAGAGGATTTAGAAGATGAGATTATTGCATCTATAAGCACTCTACCCCAAAAAGATGGTAATTTGTTTAATACAAAAGTTGCCATTGGATTAAGAGCTAATGTTAAACAACTTATAGAGAAAACTTATTTAGTAGCATCTGATAGAAACATTAGAGATTACAAAACAATAGTAGATAGAATAGTAAAAGATTTAGATAAATACCCTATTGCTAGAAAGTTTAAATCATTAACACAAGCAGATGCAGATACTGCTGCTAGATTACAGAAGTTATATTTTAACCAGTTTAAAGAAGCAGGGAATACAATACAAGAAGCTATATCACAAGAAATTTATAATGCTTCATTAATTAATAGACCATTTAAAGAAGTTGTTAAAAATATTAGACAACAGATAAATGGTGTGTATATGAAGAGTGATGATGCAGCAATAAATAAATTAGTAAGTATTGCTAATGCTGATCCAGGTTCAAGAGCTGGTAAGAAAGCAATAGAAAAATTACATGCTATATATGGGAGTGATAGAACAGGACAAAGTTTACAAAGATATGCAAAACAAATAGCACATGATTCTGTAATGCAGTTTCATGCCCAAGTTAATATTGCTAAATCAAAAGAGTATGGTTTTGACAAATGGAGATATACAGGTAATATAATAACTACAAGCAGAGAGTTCTGTAAAAGAAGAATAGGAAAGACATATACAGAAACAGAGATTAGAAAGATTTGGAGTGCTGCCAGTTGGTCTGGTAAATCTTCAGGTGATCCTTTTATTGTTAGAGGTGGCTATAATTGCCGACATCATTGGCAACCAATAGCAGAGAGTTTCCTTGATAATAAAGGGGAATTAATTATATAACATATTTACTCATAGGAGGTAATCATGGTTGAAGAACCTAAAACTGTAAAAAAAACGACTGAAACAAAAGAAACCAAAGCTGAAGTAGAGCAAGAGAAGTCAGCACTTAAATTTTCTCAAAAAGATGTGGAGGGTGTAGTTCATAAAAGAGTACATCAAGAAAGAAACAAATGGGAAGATAAATTAGCTGGTCATGACATTGACGACCTTATAAAAGCAAAGGAATCTCAAGATGAAGCTGAAAAAAAAAGGGAAATAGAAAAAGGCAATTTTGAGAAAGTTCTTAATGAAACAGTAGAAAAAAAAGATGAAATAATTTCTTCTTTAGAATCACAACTGCATAATACGAAAGTTGATGAGGCAATAGTAAATGCTGCTTCAAAGCATAATGCTATCAATCCAGAACAGGTTAAGACATTAGTTAAACCATCTGTGAAATTAACAAAAGATAGCGATATAGAAATAATAGATGCCAACAATCAAAAACGATATAATGCAGATGGTAAACCTTTATCAGTAGATTATGCTGTTAAAGAGTTCCTTACAAATAATCCACATTTCCAAAAGGCAGGTCAATCTGGTTCTGGAAGTGAGGGAAAAATTGGTGGAGGTAAAACCAGTCCTTTCGACATCTTAAATATGAGTAGTGATGAACTCGCTGATAAAATGAGAGACCCAGACTTTAGAGATAAATATAATAAAGAACATAGGTCTAAAAGAAGTTCACGAATAGATGTCAAAACAGGGTAATCATTAAAATTAATTATAAATAAATAAACTTAGGAGGTTTATATGGCTGACGAAACGACAAGCTCAACATTGGGTGAGCTATACACAGAAATCGTTGCTGAAGCCCTTTTTGTTGCACAAGAAGCTAGTGTTTTAAGAAACCTAGTAACTAATTACAACATCACAGGTCAAGGTAAAGAAATCTCTGTGCCTATTTATGCTGCAGTAAGTGCTGCTGCTGTTGCAGAAGCAACTGACTTATCTAACACAGCAGTCAATCCAACAGAAGCAACTTTTACAGCATCTGAACATGGAGTAATGACAACATTAACAGACCTTGGTGCATCAACAGCATCTAGGAATGTTGCAGCTGACATTGGTAAATTATTTGGTAATGCGATTGCCAAAAGATTAGACCAAGATCTTATCGCTTTATTTGATGGATTCAGCACAGGCAAAGGAGCAGATAATACTGCTTTAACTGCGGCAACAGTATTTGAAGTTGCTGCTACATTAAGAAATCAAAATCTACCAATTAACGAGTGTGCTTTAGTATTGCCGCCAACAGTAGCTTATGATTTAAAAGCGAATGCGACTAACTCTTTTGTAAATCCTGCAGATGCAAGATTACAAAATAGTATAATGGGAACTGGCTTTATTGGTTCAGTAGGAGGATTGAATGTTTATGAATCATCTAATGTTTCTAATTCAGGAACAACTGGAGATTATAAATGTGGAGCTTTCCATCCTAGTGCAATAGGTCTAGCAATGAAGCAAGACATTAAAATCGAAACCCAAAGAGATGCAAGTTTACGAGGAACAGAAATCGTAGCTACTGCAGTTTGGGGTGAAGGCGAAATTTACGATTCCTATGGAGTTGAAGTTGAAGCCGATTCATCTATTGAGTAATAGATAACTATTAAAGTGGGTGGAATATCTGCCCACTTTTTTTTTTAACAAAGGAGGTTAATATGACTGTTAAAGAAATTTATGATCCGACTAAATTTGTAAATATAAAGAAAAAAAATGGTAAGATTATTAAAAGAGCTGCTGCTTGGGCAGAAAATAATCCATCATTATTAAAACATTTTGGTTGGACTGTTGTTGATGGTAGTGTTAAAAACAAACCAAAACCAAAAACAGAAGTAAAACCAAAAAGAAGAAAAAAAAAAGTAAGTAAAAAATAACATTATTATATAGGAGAATAAAATGGCTTTTTGCACAGTAGCAAACATATCAGAAATTCTGCCTGAAATATATAACTATGGGATTAGTTCAGCAAATGTAACAACCTATGGTTGGATAACTAAAGCAGAAAATGATATTAAACGACAATTAAGAAATGAGTGGTGGGCTAAATACCAGTCAGATAGAGTAAAAGATATTTCCTATCTAGGAACACAAGAGATGGATTCGGATAAATTAACTGAAAGCCAATTTAATAAACTTTGTATTTATAGAGTATTAGGTTGGTATCTATTTCCATCATTATCTAAATGGAATCCAGATGGACAAGAAGATAAGTTTCAAATGAAAATGAAATATTATAGAAATGAATATGATGCAGAATGGACTGCAATATTAAGAGATGGAGTAGAATATGATGCAGATGATGACAGCTCTATAACTAATGTTGAAAAAGAACCACTACATACATTGAGGTTAGTAAGATAATGGATTGGGGAGCATATATATTTTTAGCAGTATTAATTGTTGTATTCTTTTGGATAGTTACCTTAACATGGAAATAACAATTAGAACTAATGCAAAGTTAATATCAAAGAAGATTAAAAATCTAATGCGAAAAAGACCAAGAGCAACTAGGGCAGCATTAGGTAAAGCAGCAGAGTTTGCTAAAGCAGGTATTAAACAAAGAACACAAGAGAAATCTTTAGATGCTTTTATGAAACCACTAGCACCATATTCTGAAGCATATATAAAGTTTAAAGGTGGTAAATATACAGGTAAAGTGGATTTAACATTAACCAGTAAGATGTGGTCAAGTTTAACAACAAAAGCAGATGCAAGAACAGCAAAATTATTTTTTCTTGGAGAACCACAAAGATATGCAGCATATCAACATTTTGGAATGAGGAGAGGTGGTAAGATTTCTAAACCAAGACCTTTTTTTGCATTATCCGATAAACAACAAAAAGCAATAACAAATATATTTAGTAACGAATTTAGAAAGAGATTTCATTTATGAGTGAACGAGAAGATATAGCAGGAAATATAATAACAGTTTTAGATGCAATGAGTTCTCCTGAATTAAAAAAAATAACAAGAGAACCATTTAGCGAAGATGAATTGTCTAACTCTCAATTCCCTTGTGCATTTATACAAAGTGGAACAGAGATTAGAGAAGATAGATCACTCTCGGCAGATAGAGAGGGAACTATTGATTATGTCATAGTTGGGTTTGTTAAAGGAACAACATCTAACATTGACACTTTAAGAAATGAACTAATAGCTGGGATAGAAACAGCTTTAGAATCTGACAGAACTAGAGCAGGTAATGCTTTAGATACCCAAGTTGTAGAAGTATCTACTGACGAGGGTGCGATTTACCCCTATGGGGGTATTCGAATGACCATAAGAATCCTTTATCATTATGATAAAGGCACACCATAATAGGAGGTAAATATGGCAGAACGAGTGAAACTAATTATGCCAAATGGAAAAGATGAAATTGAAGTTTGGGATAGTGATGTTGAATATTTTGAAACATTAGGTTACACAGCAAATGCTGAAAAACCTAAAAAATCTAAAAAGGAGGATAAATAGATGGCGACACATACAGGAAGTGCAGGACTAGTTAAAGTAGGTTCTAATACTTGTGCAGAAGTAAGAAGTTTTACACTAGATACATCTGCTGAAATTTTAGAAGATACAGCTCTTACAGACACTTCAAGAACCTATGCAGTAGGTAAAAAAGGAGCAACAGTTTCTGTGGAATGTTGGTGGGACGAAACTGACACTAATGGACAAATTGCAATAGCAGAGGGAAATCAAGTTACCCTTAATTTATATCCAGAGGGTGCAGATAGTGCCGACTACTATTTTAGTGGAACTTATATTATTACTGGGCAATCAGTATCTGTTCCAACAGATGGTATTATTGAAGCAACTTTTAGTGCAACAATGACTGGTGCACTGACAAGAGGAACTGTTTAATTGACACGATTCAATTCATAACATATATTATTATTCATGAATAATAAAAAAGACTGGAAAGCGATTGATAGTGTCGTTAATCAATTTAACGAACATACAATAAGAAAAATAGAAGTGCCAGAATGGAAAGGTAAAGATGGAGGAGCATTAACTATATATGTAACTCCCTTTACCCTTACAGAAAAACAAAGAGTGTTTAATAGGGCTAATGTTTCTGATGTAGGAGCATTAGCAGATATTGTTATTATGAAAGCACAAGATGAAAAGGGTAATCAACTATTCACAATGGACGATAAACCTGTCTTGATGCAAAAGGCAGATGCCGACATAGTGGCACGAATAGCAAATGAGATAACTACACCGAAGACTGATTTACAGTCAGAAAAAAAAAATTAAAAAAAGACCATGAGCAATTTGCTGTGATGTTTGTAGCAGAACAGCTAGGTATGTCTTTAACAGAAGTTGGGAAGATGTCTGTTGAGGAATTAATACAATGGATTGCTTATTTTGAAGTTAAAACAGAAAAAGGAAATAAAAAATAATGGCAGCTACACAAAGAATGAACATTGACATTTTAGCACGAGATAAAACAGCTAAAGCAGTTAATAGTTCAAGAAAAAGATTTGATGGATTAAAGAGAAGTTTATTTAATGTAAAAACTGCAATGGCAGGTATTGGGTTTGGTTTACTTGCAAGAAACCTTATTAATACTGGTAAATCCATTGAAAGTTTACAAGTAAGATTAAAGTTCTTATTTGG